TGCGCGCGCGCCGCGCTCAATCGCCCCGCCTGCCGTTGTCAGCAGGTCGCCAAAGCCGCTTACGACCGAGCCGGTGCCAATCAGCGCCCCGCCGGCCAGTTCCTTGCCGAAGTCAGCGGCCTGAATGCCGCCCCGCTCGCCTGCCGCCTCGGCCGGCGCATCATTTGCCGGCTCGGCGGCCTGATACTTGGCCCACGGCCCCGCCTGCCCGAGCGCTGCCTGTTCGATGGCAGGCTGTTGCTGGTACTTCTCCCAAGGGCCCGCCATCACTTCTTTCTCCAATTTTCAGGATTGGCAGGATCGCCACCAAGGAACTCGTAGCCGTCTTCCACATGCCCCACCTTCGGGGCGGATGCCTGGGCTTGCGCTGCAGGCTGCTGCGCCTGCTCGGGCTGGCCCTGTCCGGGCACACCGGCCAAGCCAAGCTGGCTGGCGAGCGCCTGCCGCGCCTGCACAAGCTGCTCGCGCTGCTGACGCAAGGCCGCCTCCGCTTCCGGATCCGGAAAGGCGTCGAGCTGCGAATCGATTTCCTTGATTTGGCTGGTGAGGAAGGTCACCCGGTACCGGTCGCCCGCGCTGATCCCGTCGCCACCGCCGCGCTTCAGGCGCACCAGTTCGTCACGGGCTTGCTGATCGCTCATGCCGTTGGCCTTGAGGTATTCGAGGGTCTTCACGTCACTGCTCGGGGCATACGCACCGCCAGCGCCGCCGGCCGACTTGCGCCCCACGACGCTCTTCATCTCGCCGGTCGCGGTATTGCGCTGCAGGATTGCGCCGTCCGGGCCTTCGACCCGCTCCCAGCGCTCGGCTTCCTGGGGCAGATAGCCGGAGCTGCGCAGATAGCCCAGCATCTTGTCGCGGTTCTGGCCGAGCGCCTGGTAGATCGACTTCGCCCCCATCACCGGAGCGATCGCCTGATCGATCTCGTACTGCGCGACCTCGTCGTCCTCACCTTCGAGGCCGCGGTTCACCGTCATCGGCGCGAGGCGCTTGTTGCCCTGCTCGTCCTCGACTTCCAGCTCGAACACGAACGAACCTTCCTTCTGCCCGGGGTACATGCCGGCCAGTCGCTTCTTGCCACCGTTGCCGCGGTTCACGCGGGGCGCGTAGAAGTCGTTCATGGCGTCGACAGTCTGCTTGCTGAACAGCGTGCCTTCGCCGCTGGACAGCTTGTCTGCGTACTGCACGGCCGCTTCGGTCTTCGGATTGAACAGGTGGCGCGGGTCGGCCATCTTGTTGCGCTCGAATACCTGCTCGAGCTCTGGCGTGATGGGCGCCTCGATGCCGCTGGCCCAGCCGGTATAGAACTGGGCAATCTGCTGCTGATCCTGCTGGCTTCGACGATCTTCCTGACCCGCCGCAAACTCCTGTTCGCGCATCTGCAGGCCGCGCTGTTCCATGTCCTGCCGCTGCTGCAGGTAGGCCTTGCGGTCCTTGCTGTCCTGGTAGTTCTGCATCAGGCCGAAGCCTTGCGTGAAGCCATCCATCGCGCCACGCGTATCTAGTCCTGCCATGTTGCCTCCCGGCAATATGTGAGCCCGAAGGCGCTGTTACATGAACGAGCCAGCCACCAGGCCAACGACGCCGCCAACAACGGCACCAACCGGGCCGCCAACGGTGGCGCCCATCATCGCGCCGCTGGTGGCCATGCCGACTTGCGACTGCTTGCGCTGCGACTTCTGCTGCTGGTCAGCCTGCTCCTTGAACATCCGGTTCTGCTGCTGTTGCTTGTCCAGATCCTGCAGGCCCTGGAGCGCCTCGCCTTGCATCTGGTTTTTCAGGCCGAGTAATCCGTACGACATGGTGCTTACCTCTGCTGCTGGCCGGTGGTGGGAAGGTTCGAGAGGCCGAAGCCGCCCGCCAGTATCTGGTCCTGCATGTCGCGCGCGGAAATCTTCGCCTGGTTGTAGGCGGCGGAGCCGTCTGCGGCCTGGCCGAGCGAGAGCTGCCGCTGCTCGGCGGTGCGCTGCGCCTCGGAAAGGTTGATGCCCATGCCTGCGCGCTGGGTTTGCAGGCCCTGCGCCGTGTTGGCGTAGCTGGTGTTCACGGCAGCCGCCGCGTTCGCGCCCTGCCCGGCGGCAAAGGTTTTATCGCCGGCCAGGTCCGCCAGCTGGTCGATGTAGGGGCTGAATCGGGTTTTCCAGTCATCCCACTGCGCCCGGTACAGCTGGCCGAGCACCTTGGAAGCGCCCTGATCGCCGAGGAATGCCTGGCCTGCGTCAACGTAAACTGCCATGGTCAGCTCCCGTATTTCATGCCGTTGAGCGAGCCGCTGCTGAGCCCGTAACCGTTGTCGAAGCCGGAGAGGCCCACGCTCGGGCTTGTGCCGGCCGAGGGCGCAGCGCCGCCGAACTTGTTCATCCCGTAACTGGTTGCAGCGCCGGCAGCGGCGCCCAGCAGTTGCAGGTTGGCGCTGCGGCGATTGAAGTTGTTGGCGGCGTCGCTGCGCGCGTCGGCGGCCGATGTGGCGGCGATATCGCTCAGCCCGGCCTGCGCCTGGGTAGCCTCCCCTGAGCCCATGGCAACGATGTTTTGCAGCCCCTTGACCTGCTCTGCCTGCTGCTGGAACTGCGCCCGGCCCATGGTCTCGCCGCCCTGCTGGGCGTTCTGCTCGGCAAAGTCCGCTTGAGTTCCAAGCCAGCGCCCGCTGTTGGGGTTGATGCCGGCCTGGCCCAGTTGCGCATTGACCTGCTGCAGCCCTTGGCTCAGGTTGTCCATCGACGCCTGGTTGGTCTGGCCGCGGATGTAGCCCATGCGCCCCGCCGAATCCATATCTTTGACGTTGGCCATGTACTGGTCTTCCAGCGGGGCCAGCTTGCTCTGGGCGAAGTTCCACTTCTCAGCCGCCACCTGCGCCGCATAGCGCTGCTCGGGCGTGTCCTTCACCGTGTTGTCGCTTTTTCCGCCGCCACCGCTCATTGCGCCCCCTCGGTTCCAGTGCGGAACTCGTTCAGGTAGTCGTCCAGCTTGTCTTCGTGGAAGTGCCGGCGGATATCGGCGCCCACCTGCTGCATCCAGGCGAACCCGCCGACAAGGCCGGCACATTGCACCACCAGGCTCGTCAGTTGGTCGCGCAGCACGAAGGCCAGCGTGCGGCCGTGCCTGTCGCCGTCACGCTCCAGTGTCACGCTGTCGCGCCAATCCTGCAGGGCGGCAGCCATCAGCGGACGCAGCGTCGGTTCGTGGGCGCGGTAGAAGGCGTTGCCCGGGATCTCGATCATCGCCTCCCAGAAGGCGCAATAGATCGCATTACCGGTGACGGGCTTGTCGCCGTCGATCAGGTCATCGAGGACTTGCGAGACGCGGAACAGCGCTTCGCAGAAGAGAATTGCAGCTGTGTGCTCCTTCAGAACCTGCTGAAGAAACACCCGTTCGTTGGGCTGTGGCATCGTTGTCTCCCGACAATGACATGGGGTGATTGTAACGAAGATTCGGTGGCGCTATGAAAGCTTGACGGCGAAGACCTGCGGCCCGCCCGATTGCGTTTCGAGAAGGCGGCCAACATTGTCAGTCGCGCTTCCACCAAGGCTTCCGATCCGATCCGAATCGAGCTGCGTTAGCCCGCCGACAGCTGACCGTATGCGATCAAGGGCAGAGAATCCGAAGCGAGCCGAGCCCATCGCGAAATTGAAGTTGCCCGTATAGACCTGAAAGCCCGTTAGGTTGGACACCAGCAACCCATGCTTGCGATCGAATGGAAAGCTCCACGGCAAGTCATACTCCCGATAACCATAGCCTGAATATGTCGTGCGCCACCCCTTAAAGTGCTGCAGCAGGCGCAGTGCCCGCGACCCACTGTCGAAGGTGACCCCGCCTCGCTCATTGAACACGCGCAGCCCCCATCGATCCGCAGAAGTAGGCACAAGGTCCATCCTCACGACGGCGTATGCCCAGTTGATGTACGGGATAGAGCCGTACTTCCCGTCGCGGGGAAGGTTGAACGTGTGCCGAAAGGCGATCTCGAACCCCACCCATGCGCCAGGAGATCCTACCGGCTGGTAGGAATGTACCGCCCCCTCCGGGGTATCGGGGATCATCACAACCAGCGGCGCCTCGACGGACGTGATGACGCTGGGGAACGTCGCGGCAACAAGCATTCCGTACAGCGGGTCGTTGTAAACGTAGAACCCACCGTTCGAGTTGTAGAACAACCCGTTGGCGTAAGACATCCGGCCTTCCGCGATTACGGATAGCGTGATGTGCTGATCGTCAACGATGACCGAGCCCGTATTGCTTACCAGCTTGAACCCGTAGCTCATCCGAACTCCACCAGTATCAAGTCGCAGCTGCAATCGATCACACCCGGACTGGTCTGCGAGTAGGGCCAGTCGAGCGGGCTGAGCACTATGTAACCGTCGTAAGCCTTTACCACGGGCGGGTTGTAGCCGTAGTGCCCGTTGGCGTCTTTGTGGGGATATCGCGCCCTTGCTTGCACGATGACCGCATGCGCTGCTCTGGCCTTTGGGGCATTTACGGTCAGTGGCGATGAGCGCTTTCCGTAGTTGAGCCGGATGATGTCTATCACTCGCAGGGAGAGCGAGTTCTCGTCAAAGACCAGAGCTCCGGCAGAGTCGTATACCCGAATGCCAGACGTCATGCGTAAAGGTCTCCCAGCTGCACACGCAGCCGGCCGCTGCTGTCGAACACCTTGATCACGTTGTCACGCACCTCCANAACGGCGGCCAGTGCTAGACGAGCCGTTGAGGGTCAGGCCGCCGTTTTTGTCGAGAATCCAGCGGCGCTGCCCCTGGCTGTTGACGGCGCTCGACTGGATAACACCGGCGATGTTGGCGTCGCCAACCCGCAGGCTATCGACGTCCAGCATGTCGGCGCGCAGCTTGCCGGCAAGTGTCGTGACGGGCTTGCCCGCGCTATCGAAGAGCTTGCCGAAGGTGATAGGGCCGAGCTTGCCCTCCTGAATCGAGGCGTCGCGGATGAATGCGCTGTCGATGTAGACCTTGCCATCGATGACCATGAACGGCTTCACCGCGGAAGAGGCAGCGCCGGGCCGCGCGATCCAGAACCGATCGGCCAGCACAGCGAAGTCCGCCGTCTTGCCGTCGTTGTAGGCGCCGAAGCCTGCGACGTAGCCGTTGACGTCCGTTTTCAGGGTGTACTGCGCGGAAAGCCCTTGCACGACCTGCTGCTGTTGCTGGATTGATGAGGCGTTGCTCTCGATGCCATTCAGTCGCTCGCGCAACGCGCCTTCAAGCGCTGACTCGCCAAGCTGACCGGACAGCTGGCCAAGCAGGTACGCGGCGTCTGGTAGCGGCCGGGCGAAGGTGCCACTTGCCGCGTTCGGCGGACCCTCGACGTTCGAGTTCGAGCTGAAGGTGATCCAGTAGTAGTAGCCCGGCAGATTCAGCGGATCGTTGACCGCCGTCGCATCGTTACGCACCACGTCGCTGTAGAACATCCCGGCTTCACGCCCGATGATCTGCGCCGTCGCGAAGTTGTCTTTCTCGCTGCGGTAGATGTTGGTGAGCGCATGGTTGTTGTAGAGCTCCTGCGGGCGCTCCCAGGTCAGGTGGATCATGCCGAAGAAGCTGCCGTCGGCGGCGAAACCAATCGGCCGCGGCGGTACGGTCATGTCTTGCGGGCCGCCAGGCTGTGCGAGGCCGCCGTCCGGATTGCCCGGTACGCGCAGCTTGGCCAGCCCGCCATCAAGCAGGTCACGCAGAGTCAGCTTCCGGTCCAGCTTGTCACCGCGCACGCCCTCGCCTGTCTCGAGGATTTCAGCCATTGCCGCCATAAGCGGACGAAGTTCGGCCGGCACTTTCGGCGACAGCGCCGGCAACGTCTTGCGTCGTGGGGTCATCGGTGCCTCCCGGCAGGCGATTAAACGATCTCGCTGGGCGAGGATGCGATCTGCACGGACTGTACCTCATGCGCGGCTTCCACTTCGACTTCCCAGTCCCGGCACAGCGCATAGCCGGCAGGCAGGCGGAACAGGTCGCGACTGGCCACCGGCAGCTCCAGCATGGTCACGCCGTCCGCGATCAGCCGCAGCGTGACCGGATACTGACGGGCAATGACCTTGCCGCAGGAAAATCCGCCACTTCCGGGCGCTACTTCATGCACTTTCGAGCGCCAGCGCAGCGTCATGGTGGCGCCGCTGCCCCAGGCGGTGATGGTGTTCCCCTGGATCAGGCACAGCTGGTCCTTGGCCAGGTCGTACCAGCCGGCGGTCGCGCTCACGTCGAAGAACTCGAATCCCTCGCCCGGCGTGAAGGCGAAGCAGCCACCCTCGTAGAACGCCAGGTATCGGCCGTCCTGGCGGTAGGCGTGGATGGTTTCAGGCTTGAGCGCTTTCCACTGCTCGCGGGAGATCATCGCCTTGGTCAGCAGCTGCGCCGAGCCGCCGCCGACCGCCACCAGGCCGTTGGGCGAGGCATAGACGGCGTACTCGCCCATGTCGACCAGCGAGCGGCCGGCAACGCACGGCTGATCTTCGTCCAGGTGCATATCGGCCATGGCCGCCGGTGACGAGCCGGTGATCATGTGCGGGCGCCCGTTGGTGGCCACCACCAGCCCGCCCGCCACGGCAGCGATGCCGACCACGTCCTCGCTGAATGCCAGCTGATAGGACACAGGCCAGGCATGCGGATAGAACGCTTCGCTGAAGCACAGAGTGTTGCCGAAGTAGCCCGCCAGGAAGCCGCCCGGCAGCGCCGTCAGCCCCACCAGGCGGTCATCCGGCATGTCCCACTCCAGCGACGGCAGCGAGATGCCCATGCTTTCGCTGGGTACCGTGTCGGTGAACGAGCCCTGCGCGACCGGCACGTCGCCGACGTGCTGGAACACGCCAGACTCGGCGCGGTAAATGCGCTTGGTGATGATGTCGTGCGCGCCGCTTGGAATCGCCGGCAGGCTCAGCACCACAGATCCCCCCGCCGGCGCGCCCTCGGCCATGTCCCAGCGGATGATGGGCGAACTGGCGAGGCTGGGCGGCCCCTCTTCGCCGAAGCGACTGATCAGCGTCACCACATAGGACGTTTGCACCGCGGTCAGCGGATGGTCTTCCACGCTGACACGGCCCGATGGCGCGGAAACGACAGGGGCGTTTGCAGGCGCCGGGACGCCCAGGCGAAAGCTGCGAGAGGGGTACGGCTGCGCGCCGCCGGTGATCTCGGCGATGCCGCCCATCTTCGGCGGCCCGTCGCCAGTCCAATAGACCCGCTGCCAGGCATCGTCAGCCAGTGGTGACTTCACCGCGTGCACGCGTTTGCCGCCGCCCCAGATCATCCAGAAGCCGGCGCCATTGTTGCCGTTCGGGTAGCGGTACAGCGACGACGGCGCGATAACATTCGGCAGGCCGGTAACCGGGCCAGGGGCGCGCTCGGGCTTGAGCGTGCCGCGACGCAGGTAGACGTTGCGCGCTACCTGGGCGTTGGCCTCAGGCAGCAGGCGCTCGTCCACGATGGGCATCTCGCCGCGGAATGCTGCGAAGGCCAGTTTCATTTGCGGCCACCGTGCTCAAGGCTGAAGTGGTTGCCGTCATTGAAGCGACCGCCCCAGGCGCCACCCAGCGATTCCCAGTATTCGCCGAGCGGTGTGTAGTCCTCGGTTCGGGTCAGGTACTGGCCGCCCTTGAACAGGTTGAAGTCGCAGGCCAGCCGCTCCTTGTGCAGGCTGCTGGCCGAGCTGTACGACTTCTTTTCGCCGACCGCACCGTGCACGCGCGGATCGCGATAGGCGTCGCCGAAGGTCAGTTCGTAGCCGTTCTGGTACGCCCATTCGATGAGCAAGCCGATCAGGCGGGTGAAGTGGCGCTGTTTCTGGCCGAGGGTCATGGGCTAGATCTCCTTCCATGGGTTGAGCTTGAAGGTCATCCCTTTCGCCGGCTCATCGCTGCCCGCGTGGCCAGGCTTGATCTTGTAGCCAAGGCGAAGCACGAATGCCCTCGTCGCGGTCCATTCATGCACCAGGTAGAACCCATACCAGCGCGACACGCCGCCGTGACGCCTGGCCGTGACGAACTGCCAGCCGCCCTGCCCGGGCTTGTCCGCGACCGCGTAGTGGCCGCGGTAGGTGATCAGGCACTGGCCAACCGGGCAGCTGATGCCGGGCACCAGGCGCAGGTTGTTCACCGGGTTGCGGATCGCCGCCCACCACCACATCGCCGCGAACGAGCCCACCGGCCAGCCGCTCGGCGTGTTGGCTGCCCACCAGCCGCGCTTGTCGCCCAGCAGGCCGTCGAAGTCGTTGCCCCACAGCCAGGCCCAGCGAGGCAAGTTGACGATCGGCCGGCCATCACTTAGCGACGCGGCCGGGACGCGGAAGGGAATTGCTGCGGCGACCACAGCGAAGCCGAGCATTATCAGAATGACGCGCAGGGCGATAAGCGCCGCCCATTGGAACAGCGCAAGCAACAGGTTCATGGTTTTCTCCAGGCAATAAAAAACCCGCCGAAGCGGGTCTGGGTGTTGCGGTGCGGCTTAGGCTGGCCAGCCGGTTTCGAGCATGGCGGCGGCGTAAGTGCCGGCCTCGATCTCAGCCAGCAGCGCGGCCTCGCGGTCGAAGCACGCCTGCACATGCGCCCGCACGGCCTGCGCCACGCCGAGGATCTGCTCGGCCGTCAGCTCAACGAAGCCAGCCGGGGTTTTCCAGCGGCAGACGTAGCTGGGGTCGAGCATTGCCGACAGCGCGGCGCCCGAGATAAGGCCTTGGCTGTCGCGGCTGGTGTCGATCTGCGCGCCGCCCACTGCGACGCCTGCCGTTTCGGCGGCGTAACGGCGGCTGGCGATGGAGGCGATAAGCGCCACGCGCGCTTGCTCAGCCTTCGCTTCGGGCGTAACCACTTGGCTCCAGTCGATCATTCAACCACCTCCGCTACTTCTTCAACGGCCGGATCAAATGGCAGTGCAACTGGACCATCCTCGGTTACATGGATTGGCTCCGGGAATGCCACTGCCTGCGAGGGGTTAGGGCCGATAGGAAGCACTAGGGTCATGTACAACTCGCCGCTGACCCTTTCAACAACTCCGGGGCGCTCGAACCAATTACTGTCGATTGCCTCGGTCGGCAGCGCCGCACCCTCTGGAAGCTGACTAAAATCAAAAGGCTGGTTGTTGATGGTAATTACGTCCCCGGCTACAGAGGCAACTAGGGTTTCGTCAAGGCGCTGGGGGGATAGTTTGATGTGCATAGTGTTCTCCTGTTAGTACCAGCGTCCGGTAACGCTAAACTCCAAGGTATATGTCTGAGCGGCTGAAAATTGTGTTCTTACCTCGGCGGCGGTAGTCAGTGAACTAATCACCATCTTATTGACTGTGTATGTGTTAGTAGAGTTAACGCTGCGTATACTTATTGCCCCATAGGGGCTTACCACAAAGCCCGCAGGATACGTCCACGTAGTTACCAGATCAGTATTGGCTGCATGTGTCAGGGCTAGTCTGTGTGTACAAATCTGCGTCCCATCCGCATACCGCACGTACTCCCCATTGGCATTACTCCCCCGCTCGATAATTGCGCCAGTGGGGATGCCTGCGGATTGGGAGACGGTGCCGAGGATGTTGCCCCTTCGGAATACAACATCACCGCACACGCGGAAGTCGCTTCGCGTGGCCAGTGAGGTGATACTGTCGTAGACCTCAGCGTTCAGCACCGTAGCGGTCTGGTGGTCGTAGTACTCAACGCACAGCAGTTGATTGGTGTCGGTAGATACCGCCCGGCCTTCGAAGTAAATTCCGCTGCCATAGGCGCTTGCGTTGTACGGGACAATGAGCGCCGCGTACTTGACCCCTTGGTACATGCAAGACACCGCTTGCCAACCGAAATCAACGGAGTTGAACGTCGTTGCGTGACCGTGGTATGCCGAGGACGACACAACCTCGACTGAAGCCTGGTTAAGGGACGATGCAGTGCCGCCTCGTGTCGCAGTAATTTTGCCGTCAACTATCGAATACGGCAGAAATGTCGAGACGTAGAGCGGGTGCAGGAGTATCAGGCGGTCACGGTATGAGTTAGAAAGCCCACCAGTCAGCCGGCGCCGGACAGTCTCGGTAAGCACCATCCTCCCTGCGTTGAGATCGTCTGTGTCGGCTTGCTTGACGAGGTTGCCGGTGTGCCAGAGCCCTTGCCAGGGCGTCCACGCCGCCCCACCGATGCTACATCTCCAGAACACGGCCCCAGACGTGCTCAAAAAATCCTGAAATACCCAAGCTGAGGCGCCGGTTCCTTTGACGGAAACCTTCACCAAGCCATAGACAAAAGGCTTCGTGCCGGCCGTAACGTCCCCGCAGTAGTACGTGCCGTTGACGGTTGTCTTGTCGTCTATGTTGGCTAGCTGGGCAACTCCGGTTGACCCCAGCCCAAACAACGCCATCGCCGCCTTTACATGCGCCGTAGTCGCAATGCTCGTGTCAGAGTCGGTTGCAGCAGCCGTAGGGGCTTTCGGGTCGCCCGTGAGCGTGGGGCTGTCCAGCGGAGCCTTAGCTGCCAGCGCATTGGCCATCGTCGTGGCGAAGTTAGGATCATCCCCCAGCGCAGCAGCCAGCTCGTTGAGCGTGTCCAGTGTTCCCGGAGACGCATCCACCAGCGCTGCCAATGCCGCCTGTACAAACGCTGCGTTGGCGATCTGCGTGGTGTTGGTTCCAGGAGCAGGGGTTGGCGCAGTAGGCGTACCCGTAAAGACTGGAGACGCCAGGTTGGCTTTCAGATCCAGGCTACCCGCTGTAAGCCTCGCTTCCACCAAGGTGGCCGTGGGCCAAGCCTGTGCTGCAGTACCCTCCTGCGCACGCACAACCGTCAACGTGTTCCCGCTGCGAGCGGTGACCCTGACGATCTCCCAGGCGTTTTCAGTTCCGTTGACGTTGTATCCGACCAGTGTGACCAGGAAGAACGACCCGCCTGCGGGCAATGGGAATACCGATCCGTTAGCAACCGCGAGTGACGTAGCGGTTGACGTGACAGCAGCAGCAAGCGTTGTCGCCGCGTTATTGGCAAAGGACTGGCTCATACTTCACGCACCTTGCAAATCAGTTCATCTTGGAATATCTCTCCGCCTGCGGTGCTGACCGTCAGGGTGATCTTGTACGCCACCATGTCTTCGCCGCCCTGGATCCAGATTCGCACCCGCTGCCCTGACACCAGCACGGGGGTAACCGTCAGTCCTGCCGGCTCTGCGATACAGGATTCGACGGTCGTGACCTCGTCCAAAGCATCCAGTGCCTCGGCATAGGTGATTGACTTGCTGAGTCGCTCAGCAGGCTGCTTGGTAAATGTCGCCAGTTTCATCAACGTCTCCATTCCCGCTGTACAGCAGGGCGAGCAAATTCACGGTCTACAGCGGGACGGGCAAAGGTTTGACCTGGGATGTCTTCGGCCTGGGGGTTGAGAAACCCCTCGGATTCACCGAGCAACTCCATGACGGCGTCGCCGCGCGCGCGCACTGCTCGAGTGCCATCCAGCTCGACGAGCACACCCATCGAAACGGCGCTGGACGCCATGCGCTTGCGGCTACCGGAAAGCTCCGGCGAGAGGGTTATCAGCGCCGCGTGTAAAAGCGGGAAGGTCCGCTTGGACGCGGTGCCTACGGCCGCTAGCTGGATAACCGCAGAGCCTTCCCCGCGAACGTAAATTGATCCATCCAGCACTGTTTCGATGGGAACCAGCAGGCTGCCTTCCCCGCGACGGATGACCCGAAAATCACAGGCCAGATGCAGCGTTCTCACCGACTTCCCAGCCAGTGTTGGTTTCCGAAGAGAGCCATGCAGCGATCCCCGCATGCCCATGTCCATCGAGCCAATGAACGCTTGGCGCAGCATGCCGCCGTCCTGCGCCAGAAGGCTAAACGCGGCATCCGAGGCAAAGCCGATGTAGCGAACGCCCGCCTCGGTGATATGAGAGGCCTCACCTGCCCCTGCCATGCTGGTATCGATTGAACCGGTGCCTCGCCGAATTGCCGCGGGAGCGAGACTTCCTTCCAGGTGGAGGATGCCGGCGCCCGCTCCCGGTATCTTGCGAGTGCCGCTGAGATCTACCCGACAGACCTCCATGACCGCCTGCCCTTCCCCGAACACCACGCCCACGTCGCCACGCAGGTGCACGCCGACATCGATAGAGCCGAAGCCCTGCACGGTACGGGTGTAGTACAGGCTGCCTTCGAGCCCCATGACCAGAGCACCCTGGCCGCTGCGAAAGACCGTGGGCGCTAGCTCAGTGGTGCGCTCGAAGATGCAATCGGCTCGAGCAAAACGGCGGGCGCTGGCCTGAAAGTCACCCTCCAGGTGATTCAATACGGCGCCAGAACCATGGACGTATCGGGTCACGGCGAGCGAAGGCGTGAGCGTGTAGACACCCTCGCCCGATCCGTGGATAAACGCGCGCCGGTCAGCGTTCAGCGACCGGCTGTTGAGAGCCGAAGCGTTCAGGCGCACGGGCTACCCCTTAGCGAGCAATCAGGCGCAGGGCGCCAGGAATCGCCGAGAAGATATCCGTCGGGTCGATGGTCTTGGGTGCGGTCAGGGCAGCGCTGCCCCACATGTTGCCGCCGTTACCAGCGTCCCATACCGAGAAGTGAGTCACGACCACCGAAGCCACGCCGTTGTTGGCGGGAAAGTTCAGCGTGTTGGCATTGGTGATCTGCTTGCCACCGCCGGCCTCGTTGGCAGCTGCAGTCCAAGCCGACGAAAGAGGAGTGCCCACGGTCTGCCGGACATAGGCGGGCCAGGCCGCGGTGGTCACCTCGGTGGCATTAGCTGCATCAGTGGGGTCAGCGGTGTGCAGCGCCACGAAAAAGTTAGACGGCAGCGGCAGTTGCGTGCCGCGGAAATGTTCAAGCAGGGCGCTTTCGAGGAAATCAGAAGCTGCGGACATAGGTGGCCCTCCCGGGCTGACGTAACGGGTTCAAGGTGTGTTGCGGGTTCAGATAAAGCGTCTGGCTTGCATCCTGACGCTGCCGGATTGGTGACCATCTGCTGCCAGAGCACGCGCTGCTGCCTGGTGATCCAGAAACCGGCGCCGGCTGTGCTCGGCCAGTTGCGCATCGCGCCAGGGTTGAGGCAGCGCAAGCAGGCGTGAGCGGGCGCCGTCGAGTAGCGCTTCAGCCCAACGACTGAGCAGCTCAGCGGGCATGTCCCTGCCGTATGCGGGCCGACAGGCGATCGCGCCAAGTAGCGTGTTGCTCGGCGGGACGGCGCGCAGAAACTCAACGCCGTTGCTGCCGGTCTGGCGGTAATCCAGCCCCGGTTTGAGCGCTCTGCCATCCTGCAGCAGCCGAATGATCCGCAGCGTTTCAGCGCCAGAAGGCACGTCCACTTCAGCGAACGGCGTATTGGCGCCAACCACCACGGGGCCATCGCTAACGATCCAGGCGTTACCTTCGGCGCAGAGTTCGCGCTGCGCCCAGCGCAGCATGTCGCGGATGGTCGGCAGCGGGCAGCCCGGCACCTCGATGATCAGGCTATCGACCAGGTCGTTGAGGGTCATGCCGGGACACCCTTGCCGGCCCGGTCACGGTTGGGACTGAAGACAATCCCGGCCTGCGCCTCGGCACCCAGCATGTTCACGAACGAACCGCTATGCATCTGGGCCCGCTGCAGATTTGCCGCATGTTCAGCGTCCTTGCTGTAGGCGCGAGCCAGGATGTAGTCGACGATGGCGGGCGCGAACGAATCGCCGAGCCGGATCACTTCGGCCGACGCGGCTGTCGCCTGCGCATTGGCATGCGGTTGGGGAACGGCCGAGTAGATGATTTCCAGCTTGGCGGTCGCCATGGCCGGCGGGTAGACGTAGAAGCGCCGCGGGTCGTGATCGTCGAACACGAACTGCTCGACGGTGACGCTCGGTGTTTCCCCATGCCAGCCACGACGGGTAGCGTCCAGAGCGTTGCGGCTGGTCTTCATCACGCTGTAGCCATTCGAGCCGGCTGCGGTGTTCCTCACCACATCCAGCAAGCGGTGGCCGTCAGCTGGGATCTCCTGGCGGGAGCCCAGCACGCAATCGACCACCTTGTTGACCGAGCTGGCGTCGGGCTTGATCGCCACGATGGCCTGATAGCTCTCGTTCAGCCAGCCGAGCAGCTCTTCGTTGGTCCAGCGCGTGCCGTTCTGCGTGACTTCCTGCAGGATCAGCTTCACGCGGCGGATGATCTCGCCCACGGTGGTGATTGCCATGGCTTACACCTCTTCCAGATCGGCCAGCCTGGACAGTGCTGGCGTCCAGACGAAGGTGCGGCCGGTGGTCTTGTGGCGCAGCAGGCGATTGCCCACAGCAGCAGGTATCTCCGGCTCGGGCGCTTCTACCAGTGCCGGCGGGGTTACCGGCGCGGATTCAGGCGCCGGAGGCTCAGCAGGCGCATCAGCGGCGATCTCGAAAGCGGCAGGTGCCTCGTCGTCGTCGCGAGTGTCATCACCCTCTTCAGCGTCTTCGCCCAGCCCTTTCAAGACCTCGGCGCGCAACGTCTTCAGCGCCTTGCGCTTGTCCAGATCGAGAGACAGCTCGGCCTTCACCAGCGACTCAAGGGCATCCTTCGTCGCGGCCGCCTTCACGGCTGCAATCAGTTCAGCGAGTTCCATGGATCAGTGCTCCAGGTGCCACAAAGCCGCCCCGAAAGGCGGCCCTGCTGCAGGGTTAGCCGCGAGCGGCGTACAGGTGGCCCATGGCTTTCGGGTCGATGACCTTGGAGCCGTAGACGTTGAGGCCGCGCACCAGCTTGCCGAAGTCCTGCGGGTTGGGCAGGGTCTCCATCTGGGTCATCTGGCTGGCGAAGGTCAGCGCCTTCTTGTGGCCGAACATGATGTTGGTCGCCTTCTTCGCCGCGGTGGCGTCGTCGACGATGCTCATGTTGTTGCTGATGTACACCGTGAAGCGGTCCAGGGTGCCCAGCTTGCCGTTGCGGAAGACCGACTGGGCGTCGCCCATGATCGAGGCGTCCTTGAGGTCGGACTTCTTCAGCATGCCGCTCATCCAGGCCGGCAGGATGATCCAGCGGCCGGTCTCCGGCACGTTCTGCTCATCGAGCACCGAGCCGCAGTCGACCAGCACGTCCAGCACGTTGGCCTTGGTGATGGCGATCGGCGCGCCGGCGGCGCCCAGGTTGTAGCTGGCCGACTTGACGCCCGCGGTGGCGCCGGCGTTCGCGGCAGCCGCATCGGCGTAGTGACGCGCCAGGATGTCGGTGTCGATGGCGATCTTCATCTGCTCGCCGCCGTCGTCGGAGAACTCGTCCATCAGCTTGATATCGGCCTGGTAGCGGTCGATGTCGTTGACCTCGAAGGCAAAGTACTTCGCCTTGTCGATCTGCAGCTCGACCTTGTCGCTGGTCGGCTTCTCGTAGGTCAGGCCGCCACCGATCTCGTAGTCCTTGATGGTGATCGACGGCACGGTGCGGATCTGGACGGTGTCGCCCTTGTTCTTGATCTCGCCTTCGTAGTCGGTGTTGGCGATCTCGCCGAAGCAGGTGGAGGCATAGAGCTTCTCCACCAGCTTGCCGGACCAGATTTCCGGGATGAAGCCAGCGGAGCTGGACGAGCTGTAGTTGGGTGCGCCAGCGGCGCGGGTTGGACCTGCCATGTGGTGTTACTCCTGAACGTGACGCCTCGCGGCGTTACAGGGCGCTCTCAGTGGATGCGGCCCTGAGCCTGCGCGGCAAAAATGTCGGCTTCGATTGCGGCGGCCTGATCCTTGGGATAGCTCGCCTTGTTCCGGTAGAACTCGCTGATCTCAGCGCGCGACCAGACCTTGCCCTGCTGCGGTTCGGGTGCAGCGGTGCGGGCCTGGCGCGGCTGGACGAGTTCGCCCGGGATGGGTTCTTGCGATGCCTTCGGCGCCACGGCGGCGAAGGACTTGAAGACCGCAGCCACTCGATAGGGATCAAGTGCTTGCTGAGCCCCGACCAGCAGTTGCTGGCGAGGCTGGCCGCTCAGTTGATCGAACTCGGCGAGCCACTGGTGGAATGCCGGATCGGCGTTGACGGCGCGGAAGTTCGGCACCTGCGCCTCGAGGTCGGTCCAGAAACGCGCCTCGGCGTCCTGGCGCTTCTCTTCGCGCAGCTGACCCAGTTCGCTCTTGATCTCCTGCAGGTCGCCGTTGTCGCTTGGGGCGGCGGCGCTGCCGGCTACGCGCTTGATCAGGTTCACCAGATCCGGGCCGTACTCTTCGATCTCCGCTTCGGTCAGATCGGACATCGCCGCCTGGGCTCGCTGGACCGCGGACGCCGGCTGTTGCTTGTCGGCGGCGGCCAGCTGGTCCTTCAGCGTGGCGATTTCCTTGCGCAGCGCGGGAACCTCGGCGTTGTACTTGCCTTGCAGCACATCGAAGCGGTGGCGCCAATAGGCGGCGTCCCGGGTTTCTTGCTGGGGTTCGGGTGCGGGTTGCGCGGCAGGCTCGACGGGCGCCGGCTGCTGCTCGGGTTCGGGAGCCGCTGCGGTAGCGGGGTTCTCGGATTCCTCGGCGGCCGGCTGATTCAGCTGGTCCTGCAGCGCCTTGGCGGCATCGGCTTGGTCTTGCACTGAGCGGGGTAGCATTCGCGGTCTTCTCCAAACGGGGTGAGCCAGCGTCTTGCTGGGGTTCACGATGCGGGTGCTGGATTCGCCTGTGCCTGGCCGAGGCATGGCGAGCAGTCGCCCATAAAAAAACCGCCTCGAGGGGCGGCTTTGTTATGAGTGCTGTCTGGCGATCCGCCTGCTTTGCTCAATGGCTTGCAGAAGTTCGCGCAGGGCTCCGGCGCGTCCTTGCAGCCGGTAGAGGGTTTCGGTGCCGCCGGATTGCTCCAGCGCGTCGCGCTCAGCCTCGATAGCCTGGCGCAGCGCCTGCTTGAGGCATTGCCAGTCCGGGCTGTTGTTGGACTCCAGCCGGGCCAGNGCCTTGTATTCCTCCTGGGATAGATCCACCCATGCCTCCGAGTGCTTGCAGTTGGCCCATCAGGGCCTGGATTTCCAGCATGATCCGCTGGGTTTCGGCCTNGCTCTTGCCGGCGTCGGCCTGCTTCTTCGCCGCGTCGGCCTGAACCTTGCCGGCCTCCAGCTGCATCTGCTGCTCTTGCTGCTGCGCCTGCTGCTGGCCCTGCTGCTCGACGCGGGTCTTGATCTCGTCGTCCTCGGGCACCAGCCCGGGCATGTCGAGCTGGTCGGCGATGCTGCGCAAGAGCCGGGCGCGACCCTCCACGCCGATGATCTGCATGTCCGCTTCGTTGCTGATAGCTGCCAGGAACTGCTGGCGGGCCTGCTGCGTCTGCTCGCGCAGCAGCATGGCGCTGGCACCGCGCGGCACCACGCGGCAGTCGCCCTTGATCGACATGTCCGGGCTGTAGCGCATGTTGAACAGCCAGAGCGCGGCGATCACGCGGCTGGTGACGCCGCGGTCGATATGCCGGATGGCGTCCTTGATGCCCTTGTTTGCCGACTCCATCAGCATGGANAGNCCGCCCATGGTGTTACCGGCGCCGCCGACNTTNTCGTTGCCGTAGGCGTAGCGCGGAATGTTCGTNGCGTCGTCGGCGCGCTGCTCCCACTGNGANTAGACCTGCATCAGCTCGCCCGCGCGGCTGTCCGGCTGGAAGAAGCGGATGGCCGGCTGCTGCGANCCNGTGCCGGTGCGATCGCTCTTGGTCCGCCAGCGCTTCATCGGGAAAATCTCGTTGGGATCCTCCTCCGGCATCAGGCGATCCATGGATATCTCGATCTGCGGGCCGCTGGCGAAGGCCATGTTGTTGGCCTGCGCCCGGGCGACGGCGCAGCACATGTCCTGCACGTCCGACATCAATTCAGGAATGCCAATGCCCCAGAAGGAGCCCGGCACTAGTTGGAAGCTCGCCTTGTGGTACGGGCGCGCACCCATCGGGTTACGGTTGATCACACAGCGGATCACATGCCGGCCGATCAGGATGGCGTCGATCTCATACTCGCCCAGCGGATCGTCGACCTGCTCGGGCGTCATGCCCCACTGCAGCAGGATCAGCCCCTGGGCGCTGCCCCAGTAATGCAGGCCTTCGATGGTCTCGCCCTGATTGGTCATCCAGTCATGGCTGCGGTCTTCCAGGCGGGCGCGCTCCGAGTCGGTGGCCAGCCATTCGCGCAGACCGCCACGGCCGTGCTCGACCAACACCTGCTCGATGGCGTCGTCCTTGTAGCCCGGCACGCCGCGCAGTCGGTTCAGGTGTGCACGGGTATAGCGCTCGCGCTCGATCAGGTAGGCGCCNTCATCNATGCACGACGANTCCGGCGACGGGTACAGGTCGTAGGGCGACACNCGCGCGAACTGGGGCTTGATCGCCTCCACCTCGATCATCTGCCAGCCTTCCTTCCAGGCGAACTCNGGCACNCGCTGCAGCANNGGGCCNCGCANGAANGCGGCGGGNTAGGTCACGAAGTCGTCAATGAACGCCTCCAGCGCCTCGTTCCAGCCGCCCTCCTCCANCTGGTCGTTGATCACCTCTTCATGGCGGTCGGCNATCTGCCGGGCCTTGTTCTGCACCTCGCGGCGCAGCAGGTCTTCCAGCTGCTGCTGGTCCATGCCCTGCGCACGCTCGCCCAGCCGCTGCGCGAACGCAATCAGGTAGTCCGGCGGAATCTCGGCAACCGGTGTCGGGTCCAGCCCCCAGGGCCGGCCGCTGGCAGGCATCAGGATGTCGCGGATCCAGGCAGCCGCAGCGCGGCACTTGGTGGTGGTCAGCTTCGGATACAGCTCGCTGCCGCCTTCCTCGCGGATCGCGCGCAGCTTGTCGGCGTCGTACTCGCCCTTCTGCCGGCGCGCGCAGTCCAGCAGGCGCCGTTCAATAGATTGCTTGGCCGTCTTCGCCGCTTCGAAGGCGCCGCGAATGTGGCCGGCCAGGGAGCTTTCCACGGCCTGCATGCGCCGGGCTTCTTCCTGGCGCAGCTGTTCGGCCTCTTCCTCGGCTTTCAGCTCGCCAGCGGATTGGAAACGCAGCAGACCCAGGCTCATCGTGCACCACCCATCAGCTGATAGACCTGTGCAACCTCAGCCTGGCGCCCGCTGCGCCGCTGTAGCGCGGCGTGGCGGATGCCCTGCAGGTTCTCCAGCAGGTCGCGCATGTAGGCGGCCGGGTTGGCGGCAAACTCGGTCAGCTTCACTCGAATCTCCAGCCCCATGCCTTCGGCCACGTCGAACTTGAACTGCACGGCCGGATGCTCGTCGTAGTTCTCCACCACCAGCACCTGGTCGATCTGGATGTTGGCGACGTCGTTACGGACCTGCTGCGACGGCACGGCAAGCGGCGCCAGCTTCGAGGCGATGAAGCTCGCCACCTGCCCGCGCTCGACGGTGATGAAAAGGTTGCTCATGTATGCGCGTTCCAGTTGCGGCGTCCGCGCTCCGTATTCGGAGCCGTTGGCGTGCTATTCATGCCGGTGGACAGTTCAAACAGTCCACTGCGGGCCAGTGTCTCGAAGGCTTTGGCGCCGTGTGACGCCCAGTCGTGACGCGGGGTCGGCCGGTAGACGCCCAGCCGGTCGTCCCATTCCTTGCGGTAGTTGTCCAGGCAGTCGATCAGGCGGTCCACGCCGACCACCTTGTCATCGCCGCCCACATCGACCTGCTCGGCAAACCAGCACATCGGCAGGAACTGGCGAACCGCCTCGATGCCCTCGGCGTGGTTGCTGATCCGCGGCACGATATTGAAGCGGATGCCGAACTGCGCCGCAGTGTCGACGCGACTCTTGCCGGTACCGAGCTCTCGAACCGCCAGATCGTGCGGCCCGTAGTGCGCGCCGTAGGTGTAGCCCTTTTCGCGCAGCTTGCGCGCGTAGAACTCCAGCCCTTCGCCGCTGTGCTCCAGGTAGTCGATGATCCGCACCTCGCGGCCGATCACCTGGCAGAACACGATGGACATCGCATCCGACATACCCAAGTCCCAGGCCGTGATGACCGGCAGCGACGGGTTGTAGGCGGCCTTCGTCGTGATGCGGCCGTTCTTGCGCAGCCAGCGCATCTGCTGCATGAAGTAGGCGCCGTCGATGCTCTGCGCGAAGGCCTCATCCGGTGTGGACGGGTACTCGCGCTTCATGTCGTCCTTCAGGACTTCGGCCTTCTTCACGTACCACGCCTGCTGCGCGGCATCGGTCTTGATCTTGTGCTTCGCCTCCAGCTCGGCGAAGTAGTCGTGCAGCCAGCTCGGCACCACCACGCCGGCGGGGTCCAGGCGGTAGCCCGGCTCATCCCACCACGGGAAGAAGTGGAACTGGAAGTCCATCAGCGTCGGCAGCTTGCCGGCCTCGGACAGCTTCTGCGCCGTGGCGCAGTAGTCGTGGAAATAGCCCTCGCGCCCTTCGGCGGTGCTCTCCAGTGTCACCTGGTTACCGAGGCCGACCGCCTCGAACGCGCCGGTGACGATCTCCTGTGCCTTGTCCGGGTACTTGCGACAGATCTTGCCGAACTCAGAGACATGCAGGCGCTGCAGCGTGCCGCCGCGGTAGCTGGTGGAGACGCGAATGCTCGAGCCGTTGTCGAACACGTAGCCTTCGCCGCGGTCGCTGGTCGGCGCCGCCAGCTTCAGGCCGATGGTCTTGAAGATCGCCAGCCAGGGCCCTTGGCGCAGCTGGTCGTAGGCGAACTTGATCTTGTTCCGGAAGATGTCCTTCGCGTCTTCCAGCGCGTGCGCGATGCAGCCGGCCGAGAAGTTCTCGGTGAACAGGCAGTCATCCAGCGCATCGATCATCTCGAAGGTGGTGAAGCCCAGCTGTCGCGCCTTCAGGATCACATTGCGGCAATGCCCACGGATGAACCGCTCACGCTGCTGCTTGTTCGGTCGGAAGGTGCGCGTCTTGCCGTTCTTGTCCTTGATCTTGTAGAGCGTGTTCAGCCGGTACCACTTGTTGTCCAGCGCACGCAGCAGGTCGGCCGGGTCGGTCAGCTTGCCTTCACGATGCAGCCGCAGCCACCGCTCACCCTCGAAGACGACGGCGGCCGGCGCCCTACTCGTCGACACCTGGCGCGACCTCGGCCAGCAGCTCTTTCAACGTCTTGCCGATGCTGTCCTTGTCGTCGGCATCGAGGCCGTAGCTCTGGCGCTCCATCTTGACGACGCGCTCCAGCGCCATCGTGGCGTTGCCCAACGTCTTGCCGGCATAGTCCAGCGGCACGTCGATCTCAGCCGCCTCGCCGCTCTTGAGCTGGACGGTCATCGTGCCTTTCTCCAGCTGCTCTTCCAGGCGCTGCATCAGCGTCTCGGCGAGCCCCTTGGCCTTTCGCAGCAAGCGCTGGTGGCCGCGTATCACCTCGGCACCGGCTTCGGCAGCCTGCTCGATGATCAGCTCGTCAGAATCAGCCCTGGCGACTTCCTTCGTCACCGCGAGCGTAGTTTTCTCCCGCACGCGCTGGCGGATCTGCTCGGACAGGTCGCGCTGCCAGCCGTGGTCGGTAGCGCGCTTGCGAATGGCCCCCTCGGACGGGCCATGCAGGCGCGTCAGTTCGCGGTTGCTGTACTGCCCGGTGCGATAGTCGCGCTCGACCGCAGCCCAGTCGAAACGGGCTCCTTTCTTTGCGGTCATGGTGCTTCTCCAGATAAAGCGCGGGCGCCTCCCGGCGTGCCGCTATTCGGTTGCCGCGGGCCGATGACAGAACAGGCGCACATACGCCTGCAGGCCGCGCAGCTTTGCCTCATCGAGCGTCACTTGCTCTCGGTGGGCGAAATAAGGTTGTCGAGCGTCTGCAGCGAGCTCGGCGCTTCCATCATCCACGCCGCCGGCGCCGGGATCGGCGGGCACTGCGGGGCAGGAGGCTTTGACGAGCAGCCGGCGACGACCAGCAGCAACATCAGCAGCAAGGTGCTGGTTCTCATCGCGAACATTCTTCAGCTCCAGGGTGGCTTGTTGGTCGTGACGGTCGCGTTCGGCGAACGCCGCCTCGGTAAGCCGGATCGTCTCTTGCAGTTGCGTGACGCCCTGCTGTGACAGGTCCAGCGCATCGGCCAGCCGGTCACGCTCGCCGGCCAGGTAATCCAGCCGCAGCCAGGCGGCCACGACGACGGCCAGCAGCACCGCACCAGCCAGCAGGTACAGCCTCACAGGCCGACCTTGCGCTTGGCGTCCAGCACGGCGTCAACAATCTCACCAATCTGCCGGTCCTTCTTCGCCTCGCTCCAAGCGAACAAGGCACGCACCAGCACCCAGGCCGGCAGTCCGCAGACGAAGATCAGCCCGCCGATGGCGACCATGCCCACGTCATCGTTCGCCCAGTGGCCGATCTCCAGCCAGCGCACCACGAAGGCGCCACCGCACAGACTGAAGACCGTGGTGCTGATCATCGCCACCACGAACTCGCGCACCGTCTTTGGCAGCGTCATCGCCATCACCACAACGGTGGCAAGAATGGCGACGAAGCCGAAGGCGCCCAGCTTGTACAGCGCAATCCCGCCAGCGGCGGTCAATGGGCCTGGCTCGGACATGTAGATACCTGTGTGCTTCATGCGGGCACTCCCGGCGCTCGGCCTGGTGGTGTCGTGTAGAACCGGCGCTCATGCGCTGCGATCCGCCAGAGAGCAAAGACCCAGGACGAGCGCCGGAAAGAGGTGCCCAGCCGAAGCCGGGCGGTTTGTGGCAACGTCTCTCGACGTGACCCTGGCGGCGCCTCGCGGCGGGACCAGATACGAAAAGGCCCCGCACTTGGCGAGGCCTTGAAAATTGTGCGCGTCTTTCCGCGCTGTCCGCCAAAGAGCAACCTGCTGCCGGCACCCTGTCGCACCAGTCTCAGCCGATTACCCTCGCGCCGAACCACCATAGGGTAGGAGCTGGCTCGCGCGGGCTGCCGGTGTTTTTCGATGACCACCCCACCGCCGGCCGGGAATGTCCAGGCTCTCCCGAAGGCCGCCCTGGCTACGGACACAAGCGCCGCCCACAAAAAAGCCCGACGCAATGGCCGGGCTTTGTTTGGGGTGCTGCTTCACACGATGGGGAAAAGGTACGCGAATGCTCGACATGGCGTCAAGCTACCTCCCTCTCCCCGTCAATCGCCAACTCCACCGGCTCCAGCACCCGCTGGTCGATCTCGCTGATCGTCCGCTGCAGACCTTCCCAGATCGGCGCCCAGTCACGCGCCCACTGGCTGACGCTGATCTTCTCGCCGTACCAGTCGGCGACGAACTCGGCGATGCGGCCCGGCGTCCACTCGTCACGGCCACCTGTCACGACGCCTTGATATGACACCAATGCAGGCAGCACCAGGCAGTAGGCGCGCGACTCCTTCACCTTCGGCAGCCCGGCCGGCTTGTCCCAGGTGAACCACACCAGCGTCCGGGCTACGTCCTGATCCCGCACAGTGGCCAGCGGCGAGTACAGGTGGTGGCCGAAGTGCTGCATCGGCTTGGTCAGCGAGGCGATCGCGTGCTGGATGCGCCCCATCGTCGCCATGTGGGCGCAGCGCGAGCTGGAAGCGTTCTTCGCCCGCGGCCGCTTGTCCTGCTGAAACATCACCGAGTCGCGCGATTCGTACTGGCTGTCGTGCCAAGCCTGGCGTGCCGAGATCAGTCGCATATTCCCTTCCCCTTACTACGCAGTGCGTACAATTTGCGCACTATGCGTACGCAGTGATTCGGTGTTTTTCTTCTCGACGCCGCGTGCCGCCTGGCTTTGCGCNGCGTTCGCGTGTGCGTAGTTCATGCGCAGNTGGCNCCGTGCCGTGCGATCAGGATCGCGTCCGCCACGGCNTGNCCNTTNCCCTTCAGGTCGAGGATGCGCAGGTCCGGNTAAAGCTGGATNGCCCTTGAGCGCGCTGCGTCCTTGTCGGTGCCTACTAGGCCCGCGCGCTTCTTCCAGGCCTGCGGGGTCACCAGCGTGTACGGGATAGCCATGCCCTGAAGAATTCCTTCCACCACGCCGGCTGCATGGCCGAAGGTGAACATGCTCGAAACCCCCTGGCCTGGCATTGCCCCCACCTGCTCGAGATAGGCGTGAGCGTTGAACTCGCCGATGGTCTCGCGGATGAAGGCAGCCACCGCAGCGCCGTTCACCCGGCTCTTGGTGCCGACCTTCACCGTCGGCATGTTCAGGTGCGCCACGTAGTTGCCGCCGTCGGTCATCACGACGATTGCGCCGGTACAGCCTGGATCAATCCCTAGAATCACTGCGTAGCTCCAATGTCGATGTTGATTACACGCAGCACTTCGTCGCGGCTGGTCACATAGGCCAGCGGAGCAGTGCCGCCCGGCCTGGTCACCACGAATCGCTGCTCCGGCAGTCGGCAGATCGCTACGGTGTAACCGCCATCGGTCACCCAGCAGTCCTTGATCGGGTCGCCGTCCCGGTTTTTCTTCTGCGCCCACTTCATGCCGCTGCTCCCTTCACCACCAAAAGCCCGGCCCCTACTAGGGACTCATGTGTTTCTGCGATAGCCCGCGGGATGTCCTGCCAGTCCACCTGCCCCTTACGGCGGCCGTCGAGCACGTCATGGCACGCACTGCAGGCGTAAACCGCCACGGTGTCGAACCCCTTCATGCCGACGCCCTTCTGCCCGCACGGGATATGCGCAAGCACCGTGGTGGCCGGGTCGAAGTTGCAGATGCCGGGCATGCGGACCGTGCAGTCCTTGCCGCAGGCGCTGTCGCGGATCTTCTTGCTGGCGATCTTCATGCCGCGCGCTCCCGATCCATCAGCTCGGCCATCTGCTCGATCTGATCCTGGTCGCAATCGGGCCAGTAGCGCTCGGCCAGGTGCTGGCAGATCCCCGCGTAGAACCGTTCGAATTCGCCCTGCTCCATCCTGTCGAACGCCAGGCTCTGCGCTACCAGCACGTCGATCTGCTTGATCTCCGGCAGCACGGCCTTGAGCATCCGCGTGGCGGCAGCGCCCAGCATCGTTTCGGCTGCAGCCAGGATCGCGGTCACCACCGGAGCGGCATCGATCTGCTCCACCTCGCAGCACACGCCGGATTCACGCTGCAGGCGCTTGATGGCGGCGTGCTGGTCCAGCCCCTCGAACCCTTCGAGCTGGGCCACTGCCAGGCCCCCAAGCAGGTGCGCCTTGCGGTGCTGCCCCAGGTGGCGCGGCTTGCTCAGCTCGGCCCGTAGGTCATCGCCCAGGCGGTAGCCGCGGTCACGCATCAGCCGGCGATCAGTGGCGAAGCGCGGTATCAGTGCGCCCACCACTTCCCCGGTGCTCTCGATCACTGCCCGCTCTACGCGGAACAGGATGTGCCGGCGCTCCTTGCGCTTGCGGCGTGGTGCCAGCTGGTCAGCCATGGGCAGCACCTCGCATCGCCTGGCGCAGCCCGGCCAGTGCGGCGCGGCCAACCTCCGGTGTGCGGACGGTCACCGTCTCCGGCAGCGCCTTGGGGATTTCTCGCAGCGGCTCGCCGTCAATGACCATGCGGACCGTGATGCCATAGGCGCGGCTGAACAGCTTGCGGCTGCGCTGCTCCGGCAGATTGGCCAGCTCGTAGAGCCCGGTTTCGCAGGCCGCGTGGTATACCGCCGGGTGGACGCTGCCGCGGTCTGCTGCTGGGTGGGCGATGCGGCAGGCCTCCCGGTAGGCGCGCTCTTCGCTCGGCAAGCCCAGCGCTTCGGGTGAAGCCCCTTCGCACAGCTTGCGAAACTCGGGAGCGCTGGGTGGCCAGTCATCACCGCGCGCAGCCAGCCCAGCCAGCCCGTTGGCGATCTGCACGCCGGTCAGTCCGCCAAGCGTTGCCGCCCAAGCGTGGTCCTGATCAGCCGACACGCCGAAACTCGCCGTCCAGCGGTGGCCGTACATCTCGGTCATTTTCAGCCAGAGCTTGTCGAGCAGGCCCTGTCGCAGCTTGGGCGTCTGCTGCGGCGCGGGCTGCGATTGCCCCTCGGACCTGGTCGACGGCTGACGGGCGACCAGCTGGGCGATGTTGGCTGCTGCTTGCATGAGTGGTTTTCTCCGGGAACAGGCCGGTCCAGCCACTGGCGATGGACAGG